ATTAGATAGACGTGACCAGATCATCGATATCGTAATCTCACGTATGCGTTTCAGTGAAACATATTTTACAGGCGTTCGCCAGCGTACACCACGCTTGTATGATATGTGGCGTGGCATCTGGACAGGGCGTTTCCACCCACACAAGAATAACATTCATATCCCTTTAATCTACTCAGCAATCTGGGCAGATGCAGCAATCAAGGTATCAACATCACTAAGTGAATGGCCAGCATTGAAGTTCAAAGGCTATGGACCAGACGACCAGTCAATCGCGCGCAAGTGGGAAAACCTAGTAGCAGCGCAGCAAAAGGACATGAATCTCTTTATCAAAGAGATTGACAACATTGTCACAGCAGATTTGTATGGCGTCGCAATCCAGCAGATGGGTTGGCAGCGTCGCAAAGAGATGCGCATCCTAGAAGATGTAAAGACGATGCCACTGTCGAACAAGGTAATCCGTACAGTACGCAAGGGTGAAGTAACAACATTCGATGGACCAGACATCGAGCCAGTTGACAGACTAGATGCATTCCCACAACCGGGAGTTGCAAGACTGCACAACATGAAGTGGTTCATTCGACGCAAGTTCATTGATCTAGACGAATGCCGGGCATTAGCCGCCCAAGGTGTATTCGAACAGTCTGAGATCAATCGAATGATTATGGAAGGTGGCGTCAACACAGCACTCGCGACAGACTTGGCACAAGCAAAGCGTTTCCAAGTTCGCACGGGTATGGATGACGAAACAGCACGTTGGATGGATCGCTACACACGTCCCGTAGAGATTGTCGAATTCTGGGGTATCGTCCCAAGCGAATTAGCAGACGATGGCGACACCCTCCGAGTGATTACAGTCGCAAATCGCCGCTATCTAATGCGTAACAGACCACTGCCATTTTGGCACAAGAAGTTACCATTCTTAGCATTCTCGCCAACACCTGATCCACATTACTTCGACGCACCCGGAAAGGCAGAAATCTGTGAGAAGCTCCAGATCGTCGCAAACAGATTCATCAACCAGTCACTCGACGTTCGTGATCTTATCGTTGATCCAGTGTTTTTCTACAATCGCGATAGCAATCTTAACACACGAAACTTGTATATCAGACCGGGACGATTCATCCCAGTTGACGGCGACCCGAACGCAGTTGTTGCACCACTTCAAGCAAATCTACAGCATCTTGCACAAGCAGATGTGGTCGTGGATCAAATGCGCGAAATGATTCAGATGGGTTCAGCAATCCAAGATGATGTCGGCAAAGGTGCACCGGGACCAGATAGAGAAACAGCGCGAGGCATGCTTGCACGTCGTGAAGCACAGGGGACGAGACTCAATCTAGAAGCAAGACTCTACGAGGAAATGTATTTTGAACCCCTCGGAAACATGCAAATAGCATTGAATCACCAGTTCCTAGAAACACCAACAGAAGTTCTAATTCTAGGCGATAGTGCCTCAATTGATCCAATCACCCAACAGCAAATTCAAGAAACTCGTCAGGTGATGGACGAATTTGACTTCCGTTATGTCTACACAGCACGAGCAACAGGAGCAACAACAGCATTATCAAAGTCAACAAAGCAGCAGAACCTGATTCAGCTTCTAACCGCGATGGGATCACCTATCGGTCAAGCAGCCCTCGGGGCGATAAATGCTGTGAACTTCTGGCGAGGGATCTTCAAAGATTTCGACATTGACAACATAAATGAAATCTTCGTACAGAATCCAATGCTAAACCAGATGATGATGCAAGCAGGTGGCCAGCCCGGACAGCCGGGAATGGGTGTACCAACAAGTCCACAGATGGCACAGGGTGGATTACCACCGGGCGTTGCACAGGTCATGCAGCAAGCTGCGATGCAACAAGGGACACAGCCGAGTCAAGATGTACCGGCGATGATGCAAGGAGCATAAGTTGGAAGAACCAGTATTCGATATCTCTAAGATAGACGATTACGTTCTAGGTCATCTTGAATATATCACAAAAAGTCCATCATGGGCAGATATATTCAGACCATTTCTAGTCAACGCAAAAGACATGTATACAGAACTCTGTTTAGATCCTAATCCAGCAGTCAGAGCACGATATGGTGGAACAAAGTATCTACGATCAGCAGCGAACAACATGCATGCAATAATCACTTTCTTCGATAAGATAATCGAGGAAACACAAGATCAACGAGCAATCCGCGCACGAGACGAGTCAATTAGCCCCACATCGAATACGCGTGCAGGAGCACCAATCGCTAGAGATTATCCTGACGATACGGAGTTCTAATGAGAAGCAAACCAACAGAACGTCACAAAGGCAAGGTCGATAAAGTCGGAAAGACTATGGACGAATTCAAGCATGGTGAACTTCATTCAGGCTCTAAGAAAGGTCCAAAGGTCACAGGTCGTAAGCAAGCTATTGCAATTGGCCTTTCCGAAAAGCGCAAACAAGAGAAAGGTGGATACGATTAATGCAAGCACCAATCCCACCGCCAGCGTGGACAGAGACACAGTATCTACACGAAATTCTGCGCACACTAAAAGAGATCAAACACATTCTCATCGAGGACACAGAGAGCAGAAAGCCTGTTGCTCTGAACCTCACAGTCGGCACACCTGTGCCCATGGAGAGATAATGGCAAACATTACCTACCCACCATTCCTTACGACAAAGAAGCTACCGTTCTCAATCAATCCAGTTGACGAACAGGGCAACGTAGTGCCGGGATCATACAGTTGGAGCACTAGCGATTCTACTATTGCAACAGTAGATCCAGCACCTGACACATTGTCTGCGTTCCTTATCCCTGTAGCACCGGGTGCCGTGACTCTAACAGTCTCGGGCGGTGGTCTTACTGACACAGCAGATGGAACGATCACAGCATCACTTGTCGCTCTAAATCTAACATTCGGTACACCCGAAGACAAGTAACTCAAACCGACTATAGGCCGACCCTATAGGAAGGAAAATCATGACGCAGCCCTTAAACCCAGTACGCCCCGGAACACAAGCAGAACTTACAGCAATGCTCGCGAACACAATCGGAGCAGAAGCAGAAGCAGCAATGAACGGAGTAAACTGGGAGCACACAGAAACACCACCGCAAACGCCGGTCAACCCGGCTAACGCGACAGCACCAACCCCCCCGCCCGAGGGCCAGAAAGCTGAGGCCAACCCTACAGCGCAACCAACGGCAGGACAGAATCCCATTGATTGGAATGCATATAAGGACCCAACTGGTCTGATACTAGGCAAGTATAGAGATCCTGATTCAGCAGTCAAAGGGATGCACTCACTTCTCCACATGGCGAAGGAAGCTTTGCGACAGAAAGAACAAGCAGAGCTTGAAATCGGACAACTTCGTCAACAACTCACGAAACCGACTGCGGAGTCGGTTCCATCAACCTCTCACGATACAGAGTATCAACTGCCTGAACTAGAACTGGTGCGACAGAGACTAAAGGCAGGAGAAGGACTTGATGCTGATGATGCACTTAAGCTTGTAGATGGCTTAGTCAAATACAGCGAAGTAGCAGCACAGAAGGCACAGGAAAAATTCACTCAGCAGCGTAACCAAGAAACAGAAGCATGGAAGAATGTTGAATCATACATGAGTCAGCACTATCCAGATTCTGTCTCACACGTTGATGAAATGGATGTATTCCGACGTACCAATTCAGAAGTTGGGAGAGTATTCAATCGCCTACTTGCAGGTTCAGAACAAGATCCGGGCGCGAGACTAGATGCCACAATTTATTTGTGGAAGGAATTCCAAGCCTCAAATCCGGGCCTAGCAACTCCGATTGACCCCGCAAACGCGCAGGCACAGGAAGCACAGCTTTCTGCGCAGGCACAAGTCCGAAAAGAACTGGTGGACCAAGCACGAATCGACGCAGGTCTGTATGGCACAAGTGCCGCAGGCGCGCACGAAACTACACAGCAAGGTGGCGTCACACAGGCTGATATTGATTCAGCCGCACGCTATATGAAACAGACGGCAGATGGTCGTCTATGGCGTGAAATGACAATAGGACGCACATTGACTGGTCCATTATTCGAAACATAAACCTAAACCTCAGAGGACATGTAAATGCCCGGAACACCAATTGGAAATGCTGGTGTCTATAAATGGGGTCTGGTTGCGGGATCGGGTGTTAATCGCGAAGATCTTCTTGACCAGATCACAAACGTTGATCCATGGGATACACCATGGGTAACACAGGCACCAAAGGTAAGTGCCAATCATGTTTACCATGAATGGCTAAAGGATACACTAGGTACAGTTGATACATCTGGTGCTGTTGAAGGTGCGGACTACGCATACGAAACAAGCACAACACCAACTCGTGAATTCAACATCACGATGATTCTCCGTAAGGACATCGGTGTATCAGAAACTCAGCGTTACCTAAACCCTGCTGGATTCAAGGATGCATACGCATACGAAATCCAGAAGGCAACAAAGCTTCTAGCAATTAAGCTAGAAAAGGCAATTTTCGCCTCAACAACATCGTCAACTGGTAACAGTGCTTCTGCCCGTCAGATGAAGAATCTACAGGACTTCGTTACGACAAACACAGCATATGCTGGTGTAAAGGGTGGAGCAGTGACTGGTGCAGCAGCAACAGCAGGAACACTGACTGATGCAGACTTCAACAACATGTTGAAGACAATCTACGCAGCAGGAGGTAATCCAGAACAGGTTTACGTTTCACCTGCTGTGAAGGCACAGATCAGCCGTTTCACGATGACAAACGAAAACCGTAACATCGCAGCAATTGATCGTAAGCTAATTGCGGCTGTTGACTTCTACGATTCAGATTTCGGTCTTATTCAGATCGTTCTAGATCGTTGGGTTCCTGAATCAACAAACACAAGCCAGTCAGGATCAGCAGCAACAGATGTAACTGGACGTATGTTCTTCCTACAGCGTTCAATGAACCGTCTAGCATGGCTACGCCCAATGCAGCACTTCCTAGTTGGAAAGCGTGGTGACTCAGTTGCGGGTATCGTGGTTGGCGAAGTTACACTAGAAGTCTTGAATGAAAAGGCTAATGGTGTGATGAAGGCTGTAAACAACGTCAACACAACGCTACTAGCATACTAACATAGCGGGGGGAGCTTCGGCTCCCTCCACTCTACTAGGAGGAAATATAAATGTCTCATTTTGGATCACCAAACTGGAATAACCCCAGTGGACTAGTGGCTAAGTTGGAAACAACTGCGAATGCTGTTCTAACAGCGTCAGCTACTACATCAACAGAAGGAACAAACCAGCTAACATACACAGCAGCACGTACAGGACTTTATCGTCTTAGTTCGTACCTGCGTGTACGCGTAGCTGCTGACACGCAGACTTCGCACACTGCGGCTGCGTTTGCTTCATACAATAATGGTACAGCAATTACATCAGCAACGATTGCACAGTCTGGTGTAACACCGTCTACCGTCAGCTTGAAGGGTACAGCCGGTACGTCAGTTTTATTACAGTCAGAAACAGTTCTAGCAGCGAGCGGAACAAATATCGTAATGGCAGTTTCTGAAACACTTTCAGGAACAGCACCAACAGTTGGAACATACGATATCTACTTCACAATCGAAGCTGTCTAAGTTACAAGGTGGGAGCCTTCGGGCTCCCATCCTCAATGGAGTCATATGGCAAAGAAAGTAGAATTTAAAAGCACAGCCACTCCTCACCCAGTAGACAACGAATTCGTTGTCAATGTTGGCAATGTCCGTGAAACACCACAGGGAGCAAGACATGGCAACTCGCAGACTACTGCGACACAGCAAGACCCAGTTTTCCCTATTGTGGACACGCACATTCTAGAGCCAGTGGACGCCAATGACGGCTCTGAGGATGGAGAACAAGATTCATTTAGCACACCACCTTTCGCTAACGGGCGCGATACGCGTCACAGAGGCTAATAATGAAGATCGATATTCTAAAATTCGGAAGTCACGAACAAACATATACACCAAGTCAGGACAAATCAGTCGATGGAGTAGAAGCACAGTGCGATGGTAGCTCTGTAAGTTTCCCGCCGAGTGATTCCAAAGAACACACACAGCACTACGGAAAGACTATGTATGGTGGAGACACGCCGGTGCTTGGTGGTGAAATGGACGGACAGGAAGACATCACACCCGCAGGACTCGGGGCGGTATCGCTACCAGATCAGGGTGATAAGCGTCATAAGGGAACAGGAAAAGGCAATAGCGATCCAGCGCCAGCAATGCCGGGTGCATAATGGCAAAGCGTGCTCAACCAACAAAACGTAGCGATGATAGAGTAGCGGGATCGACAGACGCGGGAGCCTCCCTCCCGAGTGGCCCAAGCTTCATGCAACGTTATATATCAGAGACAGCAAAAGGCACAGGCAGAAAAATGATTGATATCCTGCCACCTCGGGGGAAGAATGCCAGCAAGAACAAAACCAACGGAAAAGGCTGAACAGCGTAGTAACAAGTTTCCGAAGGTGCCAATGCCATCTATTCCTGAGCTTAAGCCATTCCAAGAAACATTCAAGAAGCGTGTGAAGAAAGCATTCACAGGAGGCTCGGATGACAAAAAGAGTTCCACCAACGCAGAA